GCAAGCTTTCGCGGGAGCATTATGCCAAGGTGGGAAAGGTGCAGCGGGAGCGTTGGGATAAGTTCCGGCGGGAGCGTCAAACGGAAGCGCAGGCATCCAAACGGTAGCGTAGCCTTTCGCGGGAGCGTTAGCCCTATGAGGGGTATGTAGAATAGCCCTATAAGGGCTATATAAACGGCAGTCTAGCGTCCGATACGGCAACAGCAGGCTTTGTTTCCTAGCTCCTCAACCTTAAATTTGACCACTGGAAGGTCTGGGGCATCAGATCGTGCTTTAAGACGCTTTCTAGGGGCATCCTTGCTCGATTGCGGGGCATTGTGGCGTGTCTTTTTGGGCATACTTAGCTCCAGTTGCGGCAGGACCAGTAACGGGCGGAAGTTTTAGCGGGAGGGCGACTATCGCACCCATGCCTAGCTCTAAAGCTACGCCTGCGGTCTGGATTGCTCTTCTTAATACTCATCTTGGGGTCGCCATAGCGGATTGTCTTGCTCTCACCACCCTTGCAAGCCCTGACTACGAACTTCTTTGGTCCTCCAGGGGTACGCCTTGGGCTGTTACATGGTAAATCTTGTGTACTCATTGGTCATCTACCTCATCCGTGTCAAAGTCATCAGGAATCGAGTCCTGAAGCGATTGTAGTGCCTTCTGGTGGCTCTCGAAGAAGCCTGACAGCCTCTTCACTTGCTCTGTCAGCCCATTCCACTGTGCCTCGAAGACCTCATAGGAGCAATTGGCATTCATATCGTCTACAAGTTGCCCTAGCAGCCTCAGTACGCCGTGTAGCTGGGCATTCTCTCGCTGAAGTAGGCCGATAAACTTATGGCTAGCCTTCAGTTGCTCCCGATCACTCTGCAAAACCGCCTTTCTTAGCCTTCATCATCCGCCACACCTTTGGCTGGATGGTGCTTTTAGATTTCGGACGGCTAGTGCCAGCCTTGCGTCTGGCGTTTATGTTGGCGTATAGACCTGGCTTAGATTTGTTCATTCCACGATTGTACCACATCCACCACCTTATCACCAACTCCGTCTCGGCAGGTGCGAGCCAGCCCCAACCCAACCCAGCCCTGCCCAGCCCTGCCCAGCTTTCGTTTTTTGTTCTGATTACCCGAACACGCTACGGAAAGAACGTAGTGGTAGTAGGGACAGGACGGACCAAGGAGTCCTGTTCCTACTTTTCCTTCGCGAATTATTCCTTATTATATTAAGGAGTCTGACTGCTCTATAAATGATAGTAACTTGAAAGTAGATTAGAAAGTAGTCTGATTGGCAGTATACAAGCCATTGTCAGACAGTATCTTCTTAGCTTTGTGAAGGCGTTTAAGATAGCGATAAAACGTGGATTCTGATACTTCCAACTTTTCGATGATATGGCGGCATAAATCGCCAGCCTGCCACTCCTTTGACCCCATCTCGGTTAGGAACTTTTTATCGTCAACCGCCTTGTGTGCGCCTGGTTTCTTTAGCTTGTCTGGGTTGAGGTTAAAGTTCTGGCGGAACAGCGGGTAAGACCATTGGACAACGAAGGCATCCATCGGGCTGAAGTTGCGCAGCGTAACCTCGCAGGTGAAGGTGCGCTCATCCTCTTCGTGTGGGGTGAGTACCACCAAGCTGTCTGGATTGCGGGCGAACACGCCGCTTCCACTAAACCTATCAATAGACTCTGACCCACTCTTGTTGCCCTTGGAGAAGTGATGGGATAGGATGATTGACAGATTGTGGCGTGTCGCTAGGCACTCAAATTCATTCATCAAACTCGACATATCCCCCGCTGAATTTTCATCCCTCTCTCCCATCAGCATATAGTTTGGATCGAGGATGATGGCTTGGTATCCCTTGCCCTCAATCTGCTTCTCGATCATCGGTCGGATGAGAGTCAAATCGGCAGCGTGGCCTCTCAGCGTCCATGTATCAAAGTCATCGGCCTTGTCTTCCAGTCCTTTTGCCTTGACAACATCAGCCAACCGATTGCGGAAGCTCCACTCTTGGATCTCAAAGTTAATGAACAACACCCGCGACATCTTGCACTGTTGCCCCCACCAAGGCACGCCAGCGTGGAGTGATAAAGCTAGGTCAATCAAGCTCCAACTCTTAAACGCCTTGCTACCTCCACCCAGCAACATCTTCCCGCCTCTATGCAACATTCCCTCAATTAGTGTCTCTGGTGCGGGTAGGTCTTCCTTAATAAGTTGTGCATAAGATTTAATCGGCGGCCACTCATCGGTCTTGGGTTTGATACCAAGTGCTACGGCTGGTTCTATCATTTTCCTCCTTTGCAAAACCAAAGCAGGCTTTGCATCTTGTCATTTCTTTTTGCCCCAGGAATCCTAACGGGTTGACTGGGTTTGAATGTCGCAGGATCGCATCCTAACGGAATAAGAAAAGCTTTTAACTGATCCACCCATTCATTCTTTGGTGGCATCTCAAACCAACCATGCAAGCTCTTTCCGCCAGTATCTACAACAGCGTGTAGTTTCATGCTGAACAAATCGCGCATCAGTTGGAACACCGCGCCCATCTCTGGCTTGGTTAACACATCGGACTCGACAACGAGGAACACTCTATGCTCAACGGTGTCATTGGATCTGCTAACCGTATCCAGCTTGTAGGTTGCGCCAGTCGTGTACTGCCCGATTGGCTCGTCCAACTTCTTCCAATCCCAAGCTGACCTAAAGTTCTGCGGGTGTCTGCCACTATCCTTAACATCGCCGATCCATATATTGTCAGCGACATTAAAAATCGAGAGGAATAACTGATAGTCCTGCGCTGGATCGCCTAGCTTTACTGGACTTTCCTCGTACATATCGGCTGGGTCCCAATTGTAGTGGGTCAGGTAACGCTGCTTGTTTGACTCAGCAATCGTCTTAATCCTATCCAACACCTCGGAGTGCGGGTCTTTCTTGATGACCAGCTTGGGTACGGCTGTGCCACCCGACATAATGTTTACTGGCTTGTAGAGAACATCGCTCGATATAGCTCGGCGCAACTTGCGGTTAGCCTCATCACGATACGGCGTGCAGGAAGTATGCCAACAGAAGATCGTAGGTGCGCCATCTACGAACACAGTTGTGTCACGGATGCGAGTGTGGCTGGTATGCGCAGCCTCACCAGGACACTTGCACAGCCCGTGGTTCTCGGACTGCCAATCCACTTGGCCTACGATCTCTTCAGCTTGCCGTTGTTTGTCGTTCATATAACAAACTCGCTTGGTACTTTAAGATATTCAACATAATCTTGAATTGAGGCATTGCTTATGGCAATTGACTGATCGTGTCCGAATTTGTCAAATGGGACAATTAGTTTAAAGGCAACCCCAAGATCACTGTTTAGACCTACGAGAAACCAGTAATCTGCTGGAAATGTATCTGGATCTGATGACGCTTTAAACTGATACCTATTTTTATACTTGTGAAATGTGGATGTCTTTATGTGGAATCCTCTAAATGTTCCATCATTCATTGCGATTATCCGATCTATCTTTGTGTGCGGATTGATTGACCTCCACGCATTAAGCCCATTGCTGATTGCCCATATATCAAACTGCAACTCACCTATCTCGCCTACCTTGTGCGAGTAGTGCATCGCATCGATTTGTAATGCTGCCGTGCTTAATGTTTCTGTTTCGGCTGCAAAGCCAAACAGATGCTGTTCTGGCTCTTCAGCCAGACCATTAAAAATCTTTATCTCTTCACTCATATTAAAATTCAAACTGGCTCTGATTCAAGAGGAGAACACACTGAGGAAACGCCCGATGCAAGATCTCCTTGCATACCACAACGCCAGTTAGTTATTTGCTTTCTAGTTCTATTGCCTTTTTGGATGCCTCAACAATATCCTGCGCCGTTATATTCCTCAGAGCATTGCACCAGTATTGGGTCTTCGGGGTGCGATTACTGGCATCCTTACACTTGGCCTGTGGCAAACCAGCGTGCGGACGGCAAGGTGCGTGTGGGCAAGTATCTGGCTTGAACACCGATACGTTCTTACTATAATAAGTCATTCTGTCGGCTGGATCGTAACTGCCCCACAGCGACACACACGGTGTATCCAATCCAGCAGCCATATGGTTGACACTGCTATCTGGCGCGACAACGAAGTCAGCCCCGCTGATAATCGGGAACAGCGAGCGAACAGCCTTGGTGCAGTTGAATAAGTCAATCACTCTCGGATGATCCACCTTAAAGTTGTTGCTGTTATCTAGCCCGATAATAACAGCGTGATGTTTGGGGTAAGCCTCAAGCAACGCCAGCACCGCCTCCTGCCCCATCGTTGGCGGGTAGGTGCGGGTAGGACCACTGGACGAAACGTGGTAGGCAAAGAACGGACTAGGCAACGGCCACTTGCCCATCGCTTTTAACTCTTCGTGGTCTGGCTCGATGAGATGCAGAACTGGCTTACAATACTTCGCCATCTTCTTCTCATCCCATACACCCATCCACTCATAGATCCTCTGGTAGCAGTTACCACCACCAGTGCCTAGCTTCGTGTTGCCAACCTGTCCGCTGAACAAATCATCCGTTGGTAAGTGAGCATCAAATGATCTCCATGCCTCCAGCGATGCAGGCAACGGCCACAGCTTTGCACCCAGCCCAGCGTATAGAGGCAGGTTGCGGGCAGGTGCGTAAACCTCCACAACCCCACCCGACTCCTGCACCAAGTAGTTGACGAAAGCAGTAGCAATGATCGCATCACCAATTGCCCCAGCGCGGTAGACGGCTGTTGCACCACCAGTAGCTCGGCCTTTGTAGTACGGCTTGATTTCGTGCGGGCAAGGGATTGAATCCTCCCAAGTTGGTCCAGTCAACTCATCTGGCAGCACATAGGTAGTGCGCGGGTAGAGCATATTGTCATCGACTTTGTGAATTGAGTTTGAGTTATTTGTCCAGAGTTTCATTTGGCCTGCCTTTCTATTTTGTGCATGAAGATCGGAGTCTGCTCACCTACATAAGATCCCGCAATGTTAAAATCGTAGTGTTCCAAGGCTTCCGCATAATCCATGCCTTGCTTCATAAGAATCTCGATGATTGCGTCGATATCGTAGATCGCGCAGAGATCGCCACCGAATGTATTCCCAACACCCAAGATCGCATCATCGAATCCATCTGCGAATAGGATTGTCTCAGCCTCATCGCCAAAGTCTTCTAGGATTTGATCTCGTATGTTCATTCTTCCTCCAGCACTTCCTTCGCTATCAAAGCCGCTGCATCGACCATCGTTATGATCTGGATTAAATCAATTGCATGGCCATGAGAAACGCGATCCCTCTCAATAGCTAACTTATCGCGTGCGATCAGAAGCATATCGCGTGACCACTTAAGTCTGTCTCTGGCTTCTATAGTCATACTTTTTCAAAAGCTCCTGTGAGTAGGTTCAACACCCAGCCGTTACCATGAAACTTGTCATAGAGCATCTGGTTCATGATCCATGCTAGGGGTGAGGCATCGGTGTCCAGCAACCGCCCAGGCTGGCAGGCGTTAAGCTCCAGCATCTCGGCCAATGCCTTCACTTCCATTCGTGCGTATTTGTAAATTGATTTCATGCGGTTTCTTCGCCCACCACAGCGTCAAAGCCTTGCTCCTCGGCGTGGTAGGTGTTTGTTTGTACTCGAAGCCAATCTGGTTTAGCAATAGG